GACACGCGATGGCATTGACAATCCGTAAAATTTAATCTTCCGGTTTTCCAAATCTTCAAGGTCTTGGGCAACTATATTCAGCGTTTTGCGGCGCGGATAATAAAACCGTTTACTCCAATTTCTTTTGCGCTCCATAAAGTAGATGAAGCTCTCGAAACGATAAAAGCTTTCTAACCGCAAGACTTCATAGAACTGATCCACAAGTTTGTATCCGCCTTTAATGTCGTGATTCTGCGCATATCGTTCAAGTTCCCATATGCTACCACCCGCGTTTTTCTGCGTATATTCGTTGATTAAATCCTTTGTTCTTTCGGTTATAGTCAATCCGTAGTCAACGTCTTTTTCCGTCCGAATTGCCACATTGCACGCTTTCAAAAGGGCATCTATTACCTGTTCATCAACGCCTTTTCTCTGTATGTAATTTTCATATCCATTTACTGCATTGATTAACTGCTTTGAAGCCAAATAAAAAGCACCTCCGCAAAAAGCAGAAGTGCCTTGACCTCTGCCTATAACTGTTTTAGGGTAGCGACTAACTCCATTTGTTAGCCGGTAATATTTTATTAGACTGTTGGCATTGCATTCCAACAATTCGTATGCAATCTATTCAAAAGTGCATTATAATCATCAATTACATACCGTGCTGGAATCGTATATGTTTTAATGCCATATTTATTTGCTGTTTCCATTTCAATGCAACAGCCGTTCCAATCGTAGCTCTCACATATTCCCATGAATACATCAGCCTGTGCCAGCTTCTTAAGGCTTTCACCTAAATACCATACAGCTTCATTGTTGTCTTTAGGTGGGTTATCTTCAATGTAGCTGTCGATAAGCTCTAATTCTTCTCCCTCATATATTTCAGCAATCTTTTTCATCTTTTGGATGCTTGCTTTGATTTCTTCCTCTGTTCTGCCTTTCATTGGCACGCTTACAAATAATTTTTTCATAAAAATTCCTTTCCGCTGATAATCAGCAATCATTATTTTAGCTGTAATATACTGTTTTGTGGCACAAAGGGCATTCACACTTGTAGTTGTCACCTTCTATTTGATTTCCGCAATATTGATATTCAGTCTTTTCCGCTTCAAAAACGGTTTTGCAATTCTTACACTCAAACTTTAAAGGTTTTCTTTCGTACCTAAGGCTGCCTTCTTTGATTATTTTCATTTCCAATGCACCTTGAACCCTTTCTTCTTATACTCCTCTACGGCTTTTTTAAGGCTCATATCGTCCTCATACTTTTCATTCAGCATAATCACCACATTGCCTTTTTCAATGCCGTATATGTTGCAATTTGCAAGTTTCTTAGTCGTTCCAAGGATAGCCTTTGCCTGCTTGCGGCTCATTTCATAGGTTTTGGTTCCCATATTAACAATCATTTCTCATAAACTCCTCAAAATCTTTCCTGCACTTAGGGCATAATTCATAAGTTTTCTTAAGTTTTCCGCAAAATCTTGTTTTGTAAAGCTCGCACGAAATTTCATCTTCTGTAAATCTAGCTACCGGTTCTGAATATGTACCACACGGCACATATTGTAGCTGTTGTCTTGGCTTGAATTTTATTTCAGCACCGCACCTATCGCAAGTGTGCCATTTTCTTTCATGCTCCATTTCTCATAAACTCCTCAAAATCTTTCCTGCACTTAGGGCATAAATCATACGTACGACCAAACGGAAATAATATGTTTGAATGAATCTCTTTGATTTCTCCCCTTACGTTGCCATCTTCAAAAATTGGACTTGAAGTAAAATAATCACCAATCGGCATAAATTCAAATTCACTTATTGGTTTTACTTTTATTTCTGCACCGCACCTGTCGCAAGTGCGCAATTCTTTTTGATGTTTCATAAAATCCCTCACTTATCACATTCGATTCCCGGAATGAATGTTCTTTTACCCATACAAGCATCTTCAAAAGTCGTAGTTTCTATTGAACATCCGCAACTAACCGGGTCTAATGGACAATTTTCATGATTAATACATGTGCATAAAATTTCTTTTTCCTGCTTCATCATTCCACCGCCTTTTAAACTAATCCTAGCATATACAAAATATCAAGTTCCGATATTTCTTTTGCGCCCTCTCTTGTGTGCGCAAGAATTTCTTCCATCAAGTATTTTTCCATATCGTTGCACTTACTCTTATCAAAATTGTTTGAAAAACAGTAATGTAGACAATACCCATATCCGACTCCAAGTAGAGCACCATGAATACTTTTACAGACAACATTGTAATTTTCTGTTTTTAAAATATCATGTTCTCCATCTAAGAAACATTCTTTTCCGTTGTTGTCCATTTTCTCTTTGAGATATTCAAGAAAAATTCTCATTTCTTTTTCTGAATCGGAAATGTACAAAATAGAATCCTTCTCTCTATCATCAATTATTTGTTTCGATTCATTATCACAAAATTCACACATTCTTATCCACCACCAAACTATTTATGATTCTTCCACCAAAACAACACTTTTCCGCAAGGAATACTGTGCGACTGATGCATAAATTCTTCTGAACCCTCATAAACAATTACAGAGTTAAAATCAATGCGGTCTTTAAATAATTCACAATTTTTAGTAACTTTTTCTAAAGCATAATTGATTGCTTCATCATAGGTCTTGAACCATTTTTCCGCTGCGCCATATGCAAGCGCGCAAGTTCCGCTCTCGTCAAATACGATATATCCGTCTTTGCTTTGTGTTAATTCATTCATTCATTCTTCCACCTTTCTGTACGGATTAAAAAATTCTTTATCCTGTCCGATTCCAAGATGTTCTCTCAATGAAAAATTAGTTATCCGCTCTCGATTAAAAGAATTGCTGACAATATAATTTGCTAACTCCCCATCTTTCCATCCGTCCGTACTTGTCATAGAATCATAAATCTGTTTATATTCTCCGGTCAGCTTGCCAAATTCAAACCATCCCAAGTCAAGTGTTACTCCGTAATCATAAAATCCCTTGTCACACCACTTTCTGACATAATACATTAACTGCTTATATGAGAATCCAAGTCTTTCAAAAATATTTCCAATAGCTCTTATGCTCAATTCACGGTCGCTCGAACGCAATTTTCTTTTCTGTTCATTCACGCAAGCTCTAAAAAATATTTCTTCTAATGGTTTCATTCTTCCACCAACTTTCTACCGCAGATAGGGCAAAAATTAATTTTTACGGATCCTGCAACCTCTTTTCCATCGCTATTGTCGAAAATCATGTTATTTTCAGCTCCAAAAAGGACTAAATTTCCTTTACCATCAATGATTTTCTTTTTATACCGACAAAAATCACACTTTCTTACGCCCCTCCCCTTTATTAAATACCACGTTTTCAAATATTGCCGTTTCTACCTTATCCGGCTGATTTTCTGGGATGTTCCTTCCCGGAATCTGTTTAAATAAGAATTGGCATTTGCAATAAGGACAGTTATCAACTTCGGAATCAAGTATTAGCATTCCGCAATTTAAGCAACTTGTCATAAATCATGCCTCAATCAAAGTAAATTTTCTTATTTCTCTCGGAATCTCACGATGCAAAATACCATCTGTATCAAAATACGGTTCGCTGTTTAATAACTGCTTGCGTTCTACATTTCCTAGATATACTCTGCTTGTTCTTCCGCCAATCGTGATTTCTCCGAAGAACATTTCCCCTATTTCAGCTTTGAATCCGCTTACATCATATGGAGTTTTGCAATAAGGGCACACCTTTTTATCTGTTTCGATTGGTGCGCCGCAATTCACGCAGTTTGTCATATTTTGTACCCCAATCATAGCAAAAATCGGAATCCTCGCGAGATTCCGTGTCTTTCGTGTGTAACAAATGTAATTGAATTGATATGGCATGGATTTGCACCATGCATGATTAGTGCACTTCTCGTCATCTAGGTTGCCGGTTTCAACGAATTATCTTACGGCAATAGCGTTTACCTTTTCCGCCACATATCAACGCCCATTTTTTTCGAGCAAACGCCGTACACAGGATTCGAACCTGTACAACATTTTTGTTGGATAGCTTAGCAAACTACTGGAATACCATTATCCCATATCGGCATAGATGGTCAGTTTCCGTTTTTACTTACTCCACACTGACCTAAGTGTAAGGTTTTTTTAGTCAGCGGCTAACGCTATCTTTTGAATAGCAACCGCTCCATCCAGTTCCCCGTGCTAAGTTTAACCGGTATATTAATTAGCACTCGCATTTCTGTAATAAACGCGCCAAGAAGTGTACTGGCAACATCACCCATGATCGGTACGAGATTCGAACTCGTGTTACCACCGTGAAAGGGTGGTGTCTTGGCCACTTGACTAACCGATCAAAGACACGCGGTCGATTGTGACACCAATCCACGCCTGCTGTGACGCAATTTAAGTCTTTGCTATTCACATCCAAATAACCTAGGATAATCTCGCAAACCGGTAACGCGGGACTAAATGGATGCTTTCGCTCATGGGGAAGAGAGGAATTGAACCTCCAGCGTTTATACCACTTGGGAACTGATTTACAGTCAGCCGCAACACCGCCAATCGTTGCCGCTTCCCCAGAACCGCCACAAGACGGTTAGCAATATGTTTTACGTGCTATGCGTTACACGATCATGCGCCGTGGGATAGACGCATGATAGAATACCACCGAACGGTCTCGCACCGTCCTTAACGGAATCGTCCTAGTGGCGAAAGGAGGAACCCAAATGCTTGAATCACTCAACCAAGGGTTCAAGTACATATGAAAAACATACGTGGCTACATGAAACGTCAACATGTAACCAATTAGACTACCGGGATTCGAACCCGGAATGCAGGAATCAAAATCCTGCGCCTTACCGTTTGGCGATAGCCCATCATTTCCAAATGACTATAATATTCATTGCAAAGATCGCGTATGAAAGCAAATACCCAATTGCGTTTGAATTGTCTGTCTGCTTTACTTGTTGCATCATAAGGCTAAGTATCATAATGGCATCTATCGCCGTAGCGATTATATTTAAAATCATATCAATATCCCCCATCCTCAAAGCTGTGTTCCTGTTTGAACCGCTCCATTTCATTCACGCTCATGCCAAAAAGCCCGGCAGATTCATCAGAATCCGTATGTTTGAAATATTCGCCCTGTTGTGGAAACATGAACCGGAACATTGCATAATTCGCAACGTCACACAGATATTCAAGGTTTCTGGTCTCTTCGAACTTGGCAAGACACATTTTCAAACTTTCGATTGCATCCACATTCCCGGTGAAAAAGTTCATTCTTGCCGGTCCGTATTTGTAATACGACTGTTCAATCAATCCTTTGCGTTTTTCATCAAAGGTTTCGGAATACTCGGTTTTCATCAACTCATTGCTGCAGCTTGCCATTACACATCGCCCTCCGCCCTGTGGTTTGCTCTTTCAATGTCAAACCCTTCCGGATAACGTGCCTTAAGCTTGTCTACATTCATCTGCATGATCTCATCAAGGCTCCAGCCGAAGGATTCGCAAAGCATTGCAAGATACCAACAAATATCTCCTGCTTCTTTCTTTGCATGGTCAATATCAAGCTGCTTCTCATGGAAAATCCATTTTTTGATTATGTCGTTAAATTCTCCAACTTCACCGGATAGTCCAAGGCAAGCATTAAAGATGCCGCCAAGGTCATAATCTTGCAACGCAGATGCGATATTGTTCTTTTTGCAAAATTTAAGCAAATCAAGTTTATCCGAAATTCTTTCTGTCGCTTTGCGATCATTTGTCCGCATTGCTAATTTCTGATACTCATTTCCGGTCATATATCATTCTCCTGTCCGAAACACTCTTTTTTGTTTTTAAAAAATTTTTGGAAATTTAGTTGCGATTCGCAACGTGAAAGTGAATTGTTTATGTTTATATTAAGCCAATTTCTGTAAAAAGTCAATGAGTACTGTAAGTGGCTTTTTATTTTTTGAGGTATTTAAGGGACTTAGTAGCCGCCCGGTGGTCTTTCTGTCAGACCCCCTCCCCATCCTTTTCTTGCAAACATGGGAATCTAAAATATTTTCCATTTCGTTTTGTTGTCATTGTGTGAAAATCAAATTGTTTTAGCACAATTTCTATCATGCCCTTGTAACTATTCGCAAAACCTAACTTTTCCGAATAGTTCACGAATAGTTAAAACGCTACGACCCTTGATATTACTGCATTTGCGAATTGTAGAATAATCACACACAATTTAAACCGTATTATTTGCCGCTGCATCTGTGAATTGTGTATCAATTGCGTGCAATTCTTGGCTCTTTTTCTCGTCCAGCCTTGGCAGTTCCTGCGCTGTGATTGCCCTTCTTTGGGTGGCATTATCGCCAATTCCTGGCTGATTCATGCCAAATTCATTGTTGCCCACGAACATAGTACCTACGGGGCTGTTGGAGTCGTAAGCACGATCTAGGATGCAATCCTTGCGTGATCGCTGCAATTTTTGCCAAATCTTAAAAGCCAACGAACTTGATTCCTCATCTTTCCACAAGTCAAGCGTTGTAGTTGGTATATTACAAAAATAACTGAATGCTACTGTACTCACCAACTTGCTGTACACATTGGAGATATATATATAATAATCACACAGCTTATATAATACCTCTCTATCATACCTATTGCAGTTAGTCGGTATAGTTGCATTACCAAGAGGTTTTAGACTCTTGTCTTTTAGTACCGATGTATCCGGGAATAGATGCATACCAATATACTGCATTACAGCCTTCCACTGTCTCTGTCCAGCTTTCAACAAATCATCGATGTGAAATTCTATACAAGCGTTGTCTATTAAATCTTGCACAGTTGATGTATATATTTGTACTGTACCCAGATCTACTATAAGCCTTGTAATATCTACACTCTCTATATCCTGCATATATTTCACACCTCCAATCTGTTAATCTCTCTGCTTTTGGTATACACTATTTCCGGGTTTAAAGTCAAGCCTTAATTTTTTTACGGCGGTATTATATACTTACACCGCGCGCGTATGCGGATATACACTTACTATAAACCTATAGGCTTTAAATACAATGTATTATTATTAATTTAAAAGATTAAGAAAAAGAGAGAGAAAGAGAAACATAGTTCTGAAAAAGCGACGTCAGACGATTGTGTCGTGTTATGTCAGACGATTGTCAGACGATTTTTACCAAAAACTGATACTATTCTATCATTTTGGGACCTGTCAAAGACCTAATACAACTATCCTTGTTTATAAAAATTTAAGAAAAGTTTTATAGTTTTTTTGCAGTTTTTCGGAGATTTTGTAAGATATGCCCGGATGTGTTGTTGATTTTTGGATATGACAAAAAGAAAAGACAGCCGGAAAAGCTGCCCTTTGTTTAAAAATATTTACTTGCATTTTGTCCGATCTGATGATAGACTATAGATATGTCGCACGGCATGGATGCTTGCCGATGTGGTGCCGCCAGCGATCCCGGCGACCACGGATTGAAACAATAGTCTTTTTAGTAAAAGCAAAACATTTAATTTATGTTTTGTGTCGCGCGTTGTGGATGCTCTGCGCGTGGTATCCGGAGCAATTCCCCGGATCGCGGATTGAAATAATAGCATTTCGAGTGACAGAAAAAGAGCGGGTTAGATGTTTAATCTTTCCCGCTCGATTTCTTTTAATGTTTGCCTATCGTCTGTATGATACAGCCAAAATCTCCGGCGCGATATATATTTATCTCCTGTGCATTAACCCGGTATGTCAATTCGTCGTCATCATAAATCTTAAGCCAGTGCTTAAAATCAGCGACTTTTTTATAATGCGCGCCTATCTCCGCGTCCTCGTCAACGACGTATGCCATATAGCTTCCGTCTTCGCCAAAATCAAGAGTGCTTGTTTTCAATCCGTTTTCGTCGCATCCAACAAGTATTAATGCCGCAATATCGCTTGCCCCTATAAACCTTTTCTCGTACTCTTTGTAGTTCTTCATTTTATGTTTTCCTCTCTTTCTTGTCTGGTTAATATAAATGTTGTCAAAATATTTTCTTGACTTTTGAATTACTACATGTTATCCTAAATTACGTAAGTTTTGGAAGATTAGGTTTAGTACCTATTCAAATTTACGTGACTGTTGCCGGTGGATTATCCACCGGCATTTTTAAAACTTGTATTTACCGGTTTCATCAAAATCAGATTCATCAATTTCAATAATCTGATTTTCTTTTTCGCGCATAAATTTTTGATAATATGCTTCTCCGTTCCTGGAAAGTATTAACTCATACAGTTCCTTGTCAGACAATTTCTTTCCATCCAGAAAATTTTCAACTTTTTCGTAATCAAGTTCGCCAGTCTCGTCTTTAAAGTCATTATCGCTAAACGATTTCCCATACTTTTCTAAAAGTGCCGTGTCATAAAGTGGAAAATCCGGATCACTAATTATTCCTCTTTCGTCCAGTTCATCAAAAAGATCTTTGAAGCTTTCTGATTCTTGTTCGTATTTTACGAGTCCATTCACGCTTGTTGCTTTCCATTTAATCATGTTCTCTTCTCCTTTCAGTGCTCTATTTCTTTGATCTGATTACATTATATATAATTAGTGCTTAATTGTCAATACTTAATTAGTGCTTAATTTATTATTTTTTCATTCTATCCATTTTATCAAGCTCCGCA